CCAACCAAAGAAGAACTGCTTGCGGAGTTACAAGCTCTCACAGCAAAAATTAACGCATTAGAGTAATGTTATAACTAGGCAATACACAAGTATAACAACCCGCTTCGGCGGGTTTCTTTTTGGTTGCCTACATATTATTGCCACTATACTACAGAAAAGAGTGTATAATGCAACCAAGATTTAAATTTAAATTGAATGAATTGCTAGCCACACCTAAGCCGCCATTTATACCAGATGAGACTGAACAACATGAACAATTTGATAGAGCAATCGGAGATAAACTACCATCTACCGAACAACCCCCAAGCACAAGCCTGCCTGAACAAACTATGCCGACTGATAGTTGAGGAATGCATATATGCGGTTAGAGATGCCGATGAAACCCACGCACATACTACATTTGACAGAGACATGATTCGTGGTACAAAACAACGGTGTATTGTCAATATTAAAAATAAGTTTAACCTATGAGCAAGCAAGAAGACAGAGACAAACACAGCAGTCGGCTACATGCTGATGATACTGCAATTAAAAAACAAGTTAAGATTGCTAAGGCACATGGCATAGAGATAAAAGAACCACATAAATTAGTCAAGCACCATGCATTGGACTGTGGTGTGCCTAATTGTCCGATGTGCTCAAGTCCACGTAAGACATACAAAGAGCCAACGATACAAGAGAAATCCTTTGAGCAAACCAAAACATGGGTAGATGAATGATACATTATTATGAAAACTATAACATTAAAGGTGATGATGAACGCCACACCTTAGTCTATTCGGTTATAGATAACCTGAAATTGGATAAACTGGTATTATCACAGATTGTATTGCATAGTGGCCAAGAGACAAGAGGCCATTTTCATGATGGCGTGGAAGAGGTCTATTTCTTTCAGTTCGGACAAGGTAGAATAAAGATTGGCATTGAAACCGTAGATGTTCAGGCCGGTTCTATTGTATTGGTGCCTGATGGCCATTTACATAGAGTGTATAATACAGGTACGACCGATTTAGTATTTCATACAGTTTACAATCGATTAGAAGAAAGCAATACAGTATATGCAAAATAACCATTGGGGTGAACCGGATGATGTAGAGCCAATGCCAGATTGGATGTTGGCCGAGACACACCGCAACCAGAACAATAGACCAGCCAAGGGCAAGAGTTTAAACGAAATGATTGAAGATGCTTTGAGAAAACCTCCTGTGCCAATTATCATACAAGAGCCAAAGAATGATTAACTTTAAAGACCTACAGTCGGATGATCCGAATATTCAAGGAGAACTTGATATGCTAAAAGAACTAAACCCTATATTCCTACGTATAGAAGAACTGCCAGATGATTATGAAATACCTGAATCCTATTATGGAGCATAACCATGACCATTGATGTAATTCTTTTCATTGTAATCACAGCCATTACCATTGGCCTAGTGGCATGGGATATACACAACCAAAGTAAAAAATGAACCAAAATGATGAACTAAAAGAATGTGTGAAGGAATTCTTTGAGCAATACCTCAAC